TAATTGTTTCAAGGTGTTATAGTTGAAGGTTGTCATTTTGTTTTAATACCTCACTTAATTGGAGTTAAAATAAAGAAACTACCTACACAATTCCATACTTCATAACCTGTAAAGTTATCAATTTCATATGGTGTAAAATAATCTCTTGATGAACCAACAAACCAAGCGTTTTTAATCCCGTATGTATAAGACTCATTAAAATCTATTACAAGCGGATTAATTTTGTTTATGGATACATCCTTAACGGGTAAAACACCGTCAACCATACCATCAAAACGGGTTCTTTGTTGTAGATATAAGTTATCTTTGTTTTTTCTTATGAAACTTTTGATTGTTGCTAATGTTATTTTTTTAGGTTTATTCATTGTTGGGTTATCCCTCCTTTATTGTTGCCGTTTTTAAATTTATTATAAATTAATTCAGTTACAGGAATAAGACATATAGGTATTAAACAACCGATAACAATTCCTAACAAGTAACCTTCCATTGTAGGATCTAGATAGGTTCCTATTGCATCCGATATTGTATTGGATATTGTGGCCCCTAAAATGCCTCCAATTCTACCATTACCAAAGTGTTTTTCCACTTGTATAAATCCAACATATGCACCTATTAAAACAACGATGTTGTCCATAAATCCGAATATTAAGCCATCCATGATTGTTATGCCTCCTCTATGATGATAGTTCCATCACCTATATATTGAGCAGTAACAAAATCAACTGAATTATTGAATACTTTACTTACAAATTGGCCCTGTAAATCAATAATGGGCCTTGGTTTGTTGTTTCTACTTGAGTTACTAACTTTCCGCTTGCCGTCTTTGTTTAATGTCAGTATGAAGCCTTCGGTTGTTGCTTCCATGTTATAGCGGCTTCCTGCAGTAAAACCAGAATCATTTAAGAATTGAGAATTTTCTATCCATATTCTCATGCCTTTGGATGTATGTTTTAATGTTGATTTATGGCTTAGCATTTTTTTAGATCTAGATACTGTTACAAATACTAATCTATTATCAATGTTTGTTGTTGTTGTTGTTATTGGATTATTCATTTTATATATATTACTCCTGTGTTTAATAATAAACTTTTATTATGTTGGTTAATATTGCCTCGGCCCGTTTGTTTAATTCATAATCAATAATAACATTAGAACCAATTAAGTTTCTAAAGTTTTTAAATGTTTTGACGGTGCCGTCTTTGGTGTGTATTCGGTATCTTGTTTTACTTAGTTTCTGAATACCTATAATTTTTGTTTCAATTGAAGCCATTATAACCCCTTCTTATTAATATGTAGTCTTGATTCATAAGATAAGAATAAATCTTTTTTTGAATGTAAAGAACAAAAACCTAGATCATCATCTATGATTGTCTCATATGTTCTATTGATTCTGGAGGTATTGGTTCTTTCTACTGTTTTAATCTCTGTAATATCATAATTATCAGCATACAAATAAAGGTTATTTTTTTTAAATTTATAATCCTTATTTGAATATGTAACCATTTTGATTTGTTCATTCGTATCTTTAAATATTTTGTTTTGAAGGTTTAAAATATCTTCTAGATTTGAAATTGAAATTGTCTTTGTTGTTGTCATAATGTGCGGCCCTCTCAAGTGGTTTGTTTTAATTAAGTTACCACCACCTTACAGCAATTGAAACAATATAGCAATGGCATATTGTAGAAATTTTAAAAATATATTTTAGGTTCTTGATTAGTTTATGAAATTTTATAAATAATTTTAATCATAATACTCTACAAATTTCTACATTTTCAAAATTTACTAGATTTTAAAAATGCAACATCCCCTTTAAAATTTCATACACTTTCAAAATTTTAAAAATTTATTAAATATAACTTGCAAAAAAGTTAAAAGTATGCATACCCTCCAGCATTTTTGAAATTGTGGATAACCTGTGGATAACTTATTTTTTAAATTTTGAAAATTGTTGAAATCCTGTGGATAACAGGTCCAGCTCTGTGGATAACCTGTGGATAAGTCGAGGGGGGGCAGGTGGACATGGGGGGAGGGGGTATATATATCTAGTGGTTACACATTTTTAACAAATTTCAAAAGGTTTACTAGATATAGCAAAACTATAAAAAAACCTTTTCTTACACTTCTATAATAGAATGCGCTAAATTTAATAAGTTTATGAAGTTATATAACTACCTATAAGAGAGAGGAGAGAGGCTCTTCTTCTTAGGGGGGGTGTTAGTATATTATACAGCTAGATTTGGATTTTGTCAAGTGTTTTCTTTTGTTATTTATATGAGAAATAGCTTGACAGATCTGTTAACTAGTCCTATAATAGTATATTACAATGGTAAATACATACTTACAAGAAAAATCACGTAATAAACCTTTGACTGAAAAGCAACAGAAGTTCTTGGATTGTCTTATAGAGACTAATGGTAATCCTAAAGAAGCGGCAGAGATGGCTGGTTATAGCGGTAATCATTATCAAGTAATATCTGCCTTAAAGGATGAGATAATAGATCTCGCTACCAATGTTTTAGCTAACAGCGCACCTGAAGCGGCTTTCAAGCTCGTAGATATTATGAACACTAATAGGCCTATTCCACAAATAGCTAATAAACTCCAGGCAGCACAAACTATACTAGATCGTGTTGGTGTTGTTAAAAAAGAAAGAATAGATGTTAATCATAATGCAAGTATGGGAGGAGTGTTTATATTGCCTGCAAAGGAAAAAGAAGTGAAAGACGTAAAAGAATTAATAATAGAAGAGGGATAAAAATAGAATAATAATGGAAGACAGCAACTTTGATTTAAAGGATTTTAATAAACACTTTACTTATGTCTCTGACGGAAGAAGAAGAGATCGTTGGCACATAATGAAAAGGAAACCATATCGTGGTGATTGTGAAGATTATGCACTAACTGTTCTATACAATCTAAAGGGCAGAAGCTTATTGCGAATGTTCTTAAGCTTGATTAAACGACAATCAAGAATCAGGCATTGCAAAGTCAACGGCAACGGACACGCAACATTAAAGTATAAAGGTAAATACATAGACAATGGCTATAAGCGTTGGGTTAAAAAGGATACAATGAAAAAGAACGGCTATAAGTTTCATAAGATTCATTATCTACCTTATGTGGTTTTATTAAAGCTTCTTAAAGGTTTTATATTAAAATGACTACTAAACTTTATGTTATACATACTCGCTTGACTTTTAAAAAGGTCTTTATAAGGTTTCTTGATTGGTTGGTTTCATAATAAGAACAAGATGAAAACTAAAATTAAAGAACTTAATAAATCTATGAGAGGTTTGTTTGCTGACGAGTTTATACACAAAGGTAATATAATACTCGTGCTTAAAGGAACTAGTCTACCTATATCAACAAAGACCTCAATACGAATCAGGAATAAGAACATAGAACATTATGAGGGTGGCTACATGAATCATCATTGCGATCCTAATGCCAAGATTCTAGTCATAGATGACATCAAAGAAGGCATCGTAGTTGCAAAAAAAGACATACCTAAAGGAGAAGAGATCACTTTTGATTATGAAACGACAGAACCAAGACTTTCTCATCCTTTCCATTGTGATTGTCATGGAAGATTAATAATAGGTAAAAACAAAACATGAATGAAATCAAAAGAAGTCTGTTAGAAAAAACATTAAAGCGTAGAAGCTCTACTATTCCTTTTGGTTACGAACTCTCTAAAGAAGATTCTCAATACTTAGAGCCTGTTGAAAAACAAATTGAAGCCTTAGAAGCAGTAGAAGAAATGATAGTAAACGAAGAGATCTCTTTACGTGATGGATGTTACTGGTTAGAAGACTATACAGGAAGAAGCCTAAGTCCAGCAGGTTTAAAAAAAATAATAGATAAGAAATATGGAACAAGACAAGAAAGACTGGGATTTGCATCCTGAGAATTATCGAACTGAAAATGATGATGGTATTACGTTTATTTTGAAAAAAGATGGAACTCCTAAAAAGAAAGCAGGAAGACCAAAAGGAGCTACAAGTAACTATAACTATCATTCAAAAACAAAAGCAAAATTAAGTGCTAGGCGTTCTGTTAGAACAAGACAAAAAAGAATTACGAAGTTAAAAACTCAAATAGATGCACAGAAGAGTTCTTTAAAGAAACAAAAGAAAGTTCTAAAAAAGCTTGACAACAAAACAGATAATCAAGTTGTCTTAGATTCTGAATTAGAATCACTTCCTCCTACAGTAAAATCTCAAGTAGAACAAGATAACGTAGTCTTTCATCCTAATAAAGGACCACAGACAGAGTTCTTGGCTGCACCAGAGCGAGATGTTCTATATGGTGGTGCTGCA